GGGCGTTTGGATTTCAGCAACACGTGGTTGAGCCGGGCTTTTAAGTACAGAGCTCCCAATGCACCAGGGCATTGCGGTGCTCCGCTTTCGTTATTGAATAACAGTTCTTACTCTGGCCGCACCGTTGTTGGCATACATATGGCGGGTTCGGAAGCTGATCAAATAGGTTATTCTGCCATAATCACTCAGGAGTTGATCAAAAAAGCTATGGAGGAGTTGGACTTGAAGATTGTAAGCGTTTTTGAAGAGGACCTGCGAAGCAGGTTGCAGTCTGGCGTTGAATACACACCGTGTGAGTACAAACGCGACTTTCTGACTGGTTCTTTCATGCCTCTTGGAGTTCTGAGCAAGCCGATTAATCTTTGTCCCAAGACTTCGTATTTTAAGGTGCCTGAATTTTACGGCAGTATTGGGCCTTTCGAGTATGAGCCTGCTCCCATGGGACCCGTTTTTAGGGACGGGGTTTTAGTCTTTCCAATGCTGAAAGCTTTGGAGCCTTATCAAAGTCCTTTGTTAGTCTTGACGGACCCTTTAATCCCCCACGCGTGCCATGTGGCTCTTAAGCCTTTCCTTCAGAAGTCTCTTTATGCCAACCGGTCCATGTACACTTTCGATGAAGCGGTCTTGGGCATACCACAAGAAGGCAAATTTAGGAGCATACCTAGGGGGACTTCCCCTGGTTTTCCATACGTTTATGATGGAGGTACGGGAAAAAAGGACTTCTTTGGTTACTCGGACCAAGCTTATGACCTTACTGGAGATAAGTGCGTTGCACTGAGGGAGAGAGTTGAATACATTATAGCACAAGGCAGAAAAGGTGTGCGTCTTTCGCACATTTTTATGGATTTTCTCAAGGATGAGTTAAGGTCTAAGGAGAAAGTTGAGAAGGTAAAGACGCGTTTGATATCTGCTGCGCCCTTGGATTATGTTATTGCTTGGCGCATGGCCTTTGGGTCTTTCAGTGTCTCAGTTATGCAGAACCACACTGAAGTTGGCATGGCTCCCGGAATATGTGCCTACAGTGAATGGGGCAATTTGGCAAGGCTTTTAAAAAGCAAAGGAGAACGGGTGTTTGACGGTGACTTTATTGCTTTGGATAGTAGTGAGCAACCGTCTGTGCACCAAGAAATATTGAAAGTTATCAACGACTGGTATGACGACGGACCTGAGAACCGGTTGCTGAGAGAAGTTTTGTGGGAAGACTTGTGTAACTCTAGACACGTTGGTGGGAACGGCACTGACCAAAGGTTTGTGTACCAATGGGCTAAGTCTTTGCCTAGTGGACACCCCTTCACGAGCATTTGTAATTCAATTTACACTTTGGTGGTTTTGGTTACTGCATATTTGAAGGCCACTGGGGACATGACCGGTTTTTGGGACAACGTCTTTGCTTGTACTTATGGTGACGACAATGTGGTGAATGTTGCTGATCATGTTTCAGAGGTATTCAACCAGGTTACTGTTGCCAAGTACGCTGAGGAGGTGTTTGGCATGAAGTACACTTCCAGCAAGAAGG